CTTCTTCGGTTGTTTAGTTTTAGCTTTCTTAGTTCTTGGCATGTCGGACAAACATTAGTCGTGGACCGTCACCACACCAGTCCGAGATCCCACCTTTCGATAGGAGTCAGACAGAGTGGCGCAAAAGTTGTCTCGTCAAACCGTTTTTCAAGCGCAATTTGCAAATCGGGAACAACCCCGAAAGCAAGGTAATAAGAGCATCGGGCGCTGTCGTCCACTACAGCGCTCTTTATGCTGTTAATCTTGGTGTACATGGATGTGTTTTTGAAGACATGCCGTTTCATGCCCTCACTGCACTGAACTCCATTACGGAGTAGCATTCGGTAGAATGCATCCTGCACCGGTACCCCTGAAGCTGCGAATGTGCCGCACTCACCAACAGCATATAGCCATTTTCGGTAAGCGCGGTCGTTCGTCACTGGAATTAGACACATAGGGTCCTTAGTTAGCACTGCATCATGGTTGCGCACCATACGCCAACCAGTTGATAGCAGCACTGGACGTGTCTGACAGAACTCGATCTCTTCGAATCCATAAACGGGCTCTTCCAGTTCCATCACATACCCGCGCACGTAACACCAATCATAGAAGCCGTCGATGAACCTTGCGGCATCAGACGACTCCATGAACAACACGCAATCATCACCATTGTTCGCCAGCTCAACTCTAATGCGCTTCTCTGCTGCATAAGCAAACATCAAGGCGCACATGATCAAGCAGTTTCCAAGACTTGTGTTAAGGTCCCCGGAGGAACGCTTGCCACGCATCCTGAATTTCACCTTGCCATCATCACAGTAAGCTGTTCCGGCATTGGTTATCTGCAAGTTCAAGAGCCACTTCAAAAAGCTGTCTCCACGGTAACAGCCAGTGTAGAAGGTGTGCTCATAATTGAGAGCTCTCTCCCCCGTGTGCATGTCAAATTTCTTCGCATCTACGCCTATTGCGACAGGGTTTTGAAAGCACTCAAACTTCTCACGAAGACACTGCGCAGCATCATCGGCATTGAAGCCTTTGATGACTGTAGCGCGTGTCCGAGCCCCATAGGCCTCATTAATCGCTTGGAAGAAGTGGTGCTCAGCATGCTT